GTGAGCGCTTGTATCAGTATGCTAAGACTGGAAATTTGTCTGATGTTGAAAAAGGTATGACAGATAATAAATTTATTAAATTGCAGGAGGATGTAATAGATAAGCTTGAAAATATGAAGCGTGCACAGCGTGGAAGGATGGCGGAGAAAATGTTGTCTATGAAATTAGACAAATTGCGTAAGGAGAAAACGGAGTTTGATCGCATCCGCACCAAAGGAGGATTGAGAATCTGTCCTTGGGCTGGGTTGATTTACGGAGGTTCAGGTGTAGGAAAATCGAGTATTGCGAATATAATGATGGTTTGTTCATTATTACAGAATGGTTTTCCAGCAAAGGACGAGTATATTTGCACTAATAATGAGTACGATAAGTATGATTCAACGTTAAAATCTTATGTGACAGGCATATTTTTTGATGATATGTGTAACACTAAGACGGGACTAGTTGATGGAGCTCCATGCTCAAGGTTGATAGAAGTAGTAAATAATATTCGTGCATATGGAAATATGGCGGAAGCAGAACTTAAAGGGAAAGTTACGAAGGAACCTAAAGTTGTGATTACTACATCAAATGTGAAAGGATTATGTTCTGTGGAGCAATCTAATGAGCCATTGTCTATAGAACGGCGAAATCAATACGTTATGACAGTGCGAGTAAGACCTGAATTTGCAACGAACGGTATGTTGGATTCGTCAAAAGTTCAAGCATTTTACAAAGATTGGAGAGAAGAAAGAGCTGATGGTTCGGTACATGTGGGTATTCCTATTGTTCCGGACTTGTGGCTTTTAACAATGGAGAAAGCTATTGGTGTGCCTAATCCGACGGAAGGTCGTCCAGATTTGGTTACATACGAGGCAATTGAATTTGAAGGTAGAAACATGATTGATGTTAGCATTAAGACGGTGTTAAGATGGAATTGCGTTGCGTCGCGAGAGTATTTTGTTAATCAAAAGACGTTAGTGGCAAATCAATCGAATATGTCATCGAAGATATGTATATGCGAAGAATGCGGTTTACCTGGTACATGTTGTGAATGTTTGGATGAAATAGATTATGATGACCAGTTTGGTGCCATGATCGCCACGTTTGCTGTCAATACTTGGTATAAGAGGAAAAAGAAGGCAATCTCATTGTGGGAGCGTTTGGAAGAAAAGATAGAAGCTGAGTTGTTGCATCAAATGCAGCGTAGGCTTAAGTTTTTAGAGGACAATCCTTATATGCAATGGACAAATTGGATACCACCTCAGTGGTTGTTGAATGAAGATGTCATGAATTCGATATTGTGG